CTACCAACTGAGCTATTGCGGCGTTATCTTTTTACTCTACAAATTGGACAAAAGTCGTTGTGATCCAATTCAAATTTACATTCAGGACATTTATTCATATTAATACTTATCCTGTATCTTGGCGGGCAGCCAGGGATTCGAACCCTGGGAACGCTATTAACGTTCGTCCGCTTAGTAGGCGGGTGCTTTAAACCACTCAGCCAACTGCCCGTAAACCGTCCCAACCTCCAAGTATTGCATGTTCTTCTGCATGACAGTTTGCACATAACAATGCGCACTTATCTACTTCTTCTAAAAAGACCTGTAAGTTTTTAGATCTTCTAAACGCTTTTGGGTCCTTCTTAGTCGGGTCTTTGTGATGAAACTGTAATGCTCCTGTGTAGTTGTTATATCCACACTTTTCGCAACAGCCACCTTTATGTTTAATCGCTTGCAACCTAACATCTTTTTGTGTTTGGTGCGTTAATTTAATGTGACAACTTTTACACCGGATCTTCTGACCACCATAAAAGTTGTCTGGATTAGTTTCGTTACAAGTCTTACACAAGTATGGCTTTACCACACCTTTCTTACCTGAACTGCCTATGCCTTCTAAGTTCATCTTACTCTCCTATACTGTTATTTAGCATATTAAAGTAAATTTACTTTAAGCCACTCAGCCACCTGTCCGTATTCTGGCTCCCTCTGCTGGGCTCGAACCAGCGACAAATTGATTAACAGTCAATTGCTCTACCAACTGAGCTAAGAGGGAATAAAGACTGCTTATTGCTAACACACCTATCAACACTTCCTCCCTCACCTAGCCTTATTGACATTGCTAGTTACGTTTGGTTGCTACTTGTGTGTAGCAATAAGCAGTCTTCCTTATTCTTGGTGCCCTCTCCCGGACTCGAACCGGGACGCTGTGAAGACTGAGGATCCCCATTCTCCATCACTAGGGTTATTCTTTGGTGCGGGCGGTGGGACTTGAACCCACAACGTGATCATTAATCTGTGAAGGATTTTAAGTCCTTTGCGTTTCAACCAATTTCGCCACGCCCGCTTATTAACTTTTTAACTCTGGAATAGTTGCCCCCTTTTGGAGCAAGTCCAACTTCTAACAACGTTTGTCTTATATTACTATGATTATCGTATGCTGTCAATAACTCATTGTCAGAAACTTTAACTTAAACAATGTCTACCATTCCACCAAGAGGGCACTTTATTCTAATTACTGTGTATGTGTGGGAGGTTCTCAACGCTTTCGCTCCGCCTATCCACACTAACGACAAACACTTGCCGGCATACTTGCATCGAGCCTTTTGTTGTGATTGCGACATCACTTCTCATCATATGGGACTTGCTAACCCATACTAGCTGAGGAGCAACCTCAACACGTCTCTTGGTACTCCTAAGGAGTACTATTGGTCCTAGCGGTTGGAATCGAACCAACTCGGTCATTACAACAAAGCGTTATGAGCGCTGAGGCTCCCCATTTGCCATCACTAGGTGTATTCTGGCGGTCCCTGCAGGATTCGAACCTGCAACCTACTGCTTAGAAGGCAGTTGATCTATCCAGTTGATCTAAGGAACCTTAATTCTATTGTTTTTAGTTTTAACATGATAGCATTAACTGAGTCTGGTGTCAAGCCTGGAATAACATCATCATTGTCATTTATGCCAGGTAGTTGTACAAACATATTGTCGTCAAAAACTGCCGCTTCATACTTTGCTTTTCCAGGCAAAAGTACTACACTAAGCTGATACTTTCCAAACTGCTGTTTAGCTTGAAAGTGACCAGGACCAACTTCATTAAACTTGAGTGTATTGAAAAGTTGCATCAGTTTACACCTCCAATGTATATGGTTTATTCCACTTACCAACATTAACGTCAGTGTAGTGTGAACGACTAAAGTAATCAGTCATTGCGTCATCGTTGTTAAAGTACTTTGGACCTTTCATAGCATCTACAAGCTCTTCTAAAAAGTCACTAGCGGCACCGTATGTTTCAGGATAGTAAGGGTTTACTTGAATGTATCCATCATTTTCATAGTATGGTGTACCACGGCGTTCTGCGATCTCCTGGTTCTTTTTATTGGCTTCACCAATAAAGTCAATTGGACCACTCTTAATGTTTACACAAATTGTTGAGTGATTATTAACACTAATGCTGGCTTTCATACGATACTTTTTTAGTACTGCTTTGATGCCTGGTGCTAATTCTTTTTTCATTGCTTGTGATACATACGCCATTTGCTAACTCCTGTTTGCTTAACTTATACATAATGTCTAGCAGTTCTAGACCAAGATGTCAATAGCTAATTTAACTTTTTTTATATTTTTTTAACATTTTTTCTTGTTCAGCATATGCTTCAATTTCCCACGGACGTTCAAAGTAAGGAATATCACTAGGCTCAAACATAGGAAACTCACCACGTACATCTTGTTTAATGTGTACAAACTCATGGAAGATAGCAGTAATAAGGTCTTCAGTTTTCAGACCTTTGCGAACACGGATCTCATACTCACGATCATCATCGCCTTCTAAACAGTCTGCTTCGGCGGCCAATCCTGGCGCAATCTCTACATCAACTGCTAGTTTACGGTGTCGTGGTAACCAGTAATCTTTAGCAAACCATAATGCTTCTGTTACTAGTTGTCGTTCTTTTTTAGTACCGCCGATTACACTATAAAGCATTGTGATCCTCTTTTAACTTATACATATACTATAGCACCAATACGTCTTGGTGTCAAGCCGGTTTATTAAAAAAATGCCATTAAAATTAGAATTAATATTAGCCAGCCAACCCAGTTAAATCCGCCACCAATTAAGCCCTTACTTTTAGCACAATCGTAGCAGTAACGATACTTCTTTGGTGTCTTTTTTGTACAAAAAAATGCGTCACATGTTTTTTTACTCATAATGAAATATCTTCTAATCCTGCTGATCTTAATTTTACAATGTTATTAATCTGAAATCCTTTAGTATCCAGTGCTTTGATAAGCCCCATATACTTGTTACGGATCAAGGCAAACTCATTACAAATGTGTTGCTGGTCGATAACATCAGGTTCACCTTCAGCATACTTGTCAGCGTCACGGCTACTTAGAGCACGATTATAATGCTCTAAAAACTTTTTATATTTTTGTGTTTTTATTTTACGAAGTTCAATATTCAGATATTCCAGAATTGCTTCTATCTCCTGTAATTGATTAAAACGATATTCAATTATACCAGGCATGTCTCGTGAATGTCTTTCGACACTGCCTTTAAGGCCACACTCTTTACGTGCTTCGTCTAATTGTTTTTCGTAATAATCAATTGCAGGGATAATGTTACTGATATCTTTTCGTATATCGTTAAACCAGCTCATTTACCATTCTTCATCATCTTCGTTAAACTCGTCCAAATCTACATATTCAGTATATTTGTCTCGGATAACTTTGTCAATAGTTCCGTCAAAACCAACTAGTTCATCAGATACTTCTTCAATATCAATTGAATCTTCTAGGGTCATTAAGAACTTTTGACAAGCGTCATATTTGTCCTTTGCTGTAATGTATGGCTTTACTGCCATCCAAAGATTCACGAACTGTTCAATTTCGTCTTCACTCAGTTTCATATGTATCAGTTTCCTCAGATAATGTGTTCTCGTTATTTAGTTCATCAGCATCTTCAGTAACGTCATCTACTTTTTGGTCGTCCCATTCGCTCATAATAAGGTCTAATGCGCCATCTTTATTAGCATTCCAAGGCTTACGGAACATTTTAATTACTTCACCAGTTACGTGACTAGTGTATTCCAAACTGTTACCGCTCTTCTTTAGAATATCTTTGGCTTCAAAGAACTCTACAAGTCCACTGTATGGACTCATACCTGTTTCATATGGAATCTCCACTTGTACACTTTCAAACGGTTTAGCATAACGTGTTTTCATTACCTTACACGCCGCTCTAATACCATGTACTTGTGAAGTCTTGTTGCCGTCTGCGTCTACTTTTAGTTTAAGTTTACGCATAGCAACCACAATACTACTTGCGTAGATAAAGCCTTGCCCACCACTAATCTTATCATCTGGATCAAACATATCCTGTGATGCGTATGTGTGGTTAGTTGCCATTAGTCCTACGTTGTATTCGCCCAACATGTTAACAGTATTACGAACCAGTGATGTTAGTGCTTTAGGCTTACGGCCCAAGTCACCCTTCATATCACCTGCTTCAAACTGTTTAACATCAGTTGGTGTCAACATCATACCTAATGAGTCAATCACAAACAATACTTTAGGACGTTCGTCCTTTTCCTTGTCTGCCCATTCCTTTTTGTAGTCTGTCATGAAATCACTCATAACTTTGGCTACATCGTCAATCATTGCTAAGTTAAGTTTTAGCAACTTATCTGGACTTGTATCTACATCTAATGCGTGTAGCCAAGTCTCATCTAGTGCGTTTTCAGTATCAATTAGTACAACAAAAATGTTTTGATCCTGTGCTTGTTTAACAATATTACCAGCCGCAATATACGATTTACCTGCGCCTGATTCACCAGCTAGTACTGATACTTTGCCAAGTGGAATACCCTTTTCAAAGTCTCCACTAATTAATTTGTTTAGTGTATAATTACCTGTTGAAATCCATGTATCTGGATCATTAAACCCAACACTTAGTCCGGGCACCGCTTTAGTAATACTCTTGCGGAATTTACTTACATCAAATGGTCTTGCCATTATTATCTCCTAGAAAGAAAGTGTCGGGCGACATATTTGCCGCCCTTAACTATATGTTATGGATTTATGCTCTTGAGCGGATTGCCGCTAAGATGTCCTGCGCACTTGGCTTGTCACCTTCAGCTGCTACTGGAGCAGGTGTTGGTGCAGGCGTTGGTGCCGCTTCTGCTACTGGAGCAGGTGTTGGCGTAGGTGCTGTTGCTACTGGTTGTGGCGTTGGCGTTGCTACTGGAGCAGGTGCCGCTGCTGGCGCACTACCATTATTTGGTGCGCTGTTTGATGTATCAATTTGTACACCTGATGGGCGATAAAAATTACCCCAACGTGATGGATCATACATTTTACCATCAACACTTGCTTCAAACATTTCAGCAATTACTGCCAACTCTGCTTCGCTTGGTTGCTTTGGTAGATAATCATTTAGATTATACAATCCATGTGTTTCGATAGCTGCACGTTCATTGCTATCTAAGCTACGTTCTCTACGAGCCCAACCACTAGTTGAGTAATCTGCGTATTGACCTTTTGTTGTCTTAGTAAGACGGAAGTCTGTACCACCTTCGTAATCTGTAGGAAGTTCTTCAAAGTCACTACTCATTAGAGCACCTTTAATAATATTGAAGATACTTGGATTAATTACAAATCTACGAATTGGATTTTCTGGAGACTCTTCTTCCAAAGAGTTTTCAGTTACAAAACCTTGGAATACGTATGAACGTTTCTTCCAATACTTACGACCCATGTCTTCTAGACTTGGATCCTTAAACCACTGACGTACCTCTGATAGTACTGGACAGCTTCCAACTGGTCCCCACATTTCATTACATGGAACGTTTACAACACAACGACGACTGTCTGGTTGTCCTTCGATTCCTTGAAACTCCATGCGAATCATTTGACGCTCACGCCAAAAGAAAGTGTTTCCTGTATCTCCATCTGGAAGGAAACGAATTACACTTGTTGAATTTTCTGGGATGTTCCAAAACGGATAGATTGCGTTATCGCCTCCGCCGCTTTGCTTGCCTGGACCGCTGTTGTCCTGTGCTTGTAGTTTTGCTTTAATTTCTGCCAATGATGCCATAGTTATTCTCCTAATATGTTTGCCTATGTGTGTTGCTCTAAGAGCAACTTTTGCCTAAGTTTGCCTAAGTGACAATGTACTTATTATCACTAATATATAATACATGCGTTAGTTTGTCAACTAAAAAGTTTATTAATATCATAAGATTCGAATACTTTATTGATATCCGCTTCCCATTGATCACTTTCTGCATGTACTGGTGTCTCATTGTGTGTTGGCTGTAGCCTAGGCATCAGCGAAGCAAGTGCTTTTGCTGATTTACCCAGTATAGCATCGTCGTTGATGCTGTCAACCAATTTACTTGCTTCTGCAAGACAATTTGACATTGTGCTTTCGCTCTCATCAAGAACGTTAGCAATATACTCCATCACTGCGCCTAATTGGGCTCGTGCTGAAGAATTCTCAAATGTGTGGTTCATTGGATTTTCAGGATCGCCGACAATGTCAGTTCCTTCTTTAACCCAAACTGTTTTACCACTATTTTCAACAACACTTACAAGGTTGTTGATTGTTTCTGCTACTTTTGTATTGTGTTCACGTACTGCTTGCATTTCTTTTACAAGTGACTGAACATAAGGTAGTGCGCCTTCTACATTTTCATCAAAGTGATGTACTGTAAATTTTGTTTTGATATCATCTAGTCCATTTTCGTCCAGTTGCTCATCGCTGGCTTCAAATGCTTCAATCATTGATGAATAGGTTCTTGCGCCCTTCATACGGTTAAGTGTTTCACGTATACTGTTAATACGTCCAATAACTGCTTCTACAATATCTGCTGTATCTTCGTTAACAAGTCCATTCTTTTCACTATAACGTCTAAACTCTTTAAGTTTCTTTAATTCTGAACATTGTTCTGCGATATGTTTGCCGAAGTCATCCATTGGATTACCACCAGCTTGTACGTGACGTAGCATAGCTCTGCCGCCTGCTAAGTTGTTACTTGGAAACTTGTAACGTTCACCTTCGCTGTTTTCAATATAGATGGCTTGAATGTTTCTACTACGTGATCCACGTTGTTCTTCATTCACTGCTTTGTTATGTTTAATAACAAGTCTAGCACTTTCTAATTTTTGGTAGCTACTTTTGCTACTCCCGTATGCGGCTCCGATGCCTTCATTTACTTTATCTTGATTCATGTCTTTTACCTTTTGAGCTTGGTAGTCGAAATCTTTTGGTTCAATTGACTTGGTGAAATTCTTTAGTGTGTATTCAATAATACTACGGTTGGCCAAAGTTTTAATCTGTCCTAGCGTTTCTTTTATTGATTGATGATCTACATTTGATCCTAAACTTACTTTTATATTACGAGTATTTTCAGTTTCATCTAAACTAATCATAGTTCCAGTGTCTATCATAAAAAATCGTCTAGCTTCTGCAGGGTCTACTGTATCAGCACCCTCATCAGTATACAATTTTAAATCGTGACCGTTGCCTTTGAGTATTTTAAACATCTTTTCTGCAACTAATTCTGAACTCAACATATCTCTTTAACTTTCTATATAATGTATTTATACCAAAAACGTAAATGGCATAGGTGCTAAATCTTCTTCATCACTAAAACTATCTTTAAGCTCGTTATATGTAACTTCATCATACTGTGCTACTTGTTGTGCGACTCTAACCACCAGCAATGCTGACATTACTAAGTCATCAGTTTCGCCTTCTTTTGCGCTGTAACTAGCACCACGAGCAACAAATGTTTTTGTTTCACGTAGTAGTGTACTACTGGCTATTTCCATTTTATCAGTTTCAATCCAGTTTTTAAATTTACTACATGCTGCTAACTTACTTTTGTTTGTAGTAGTAAACCCTTTTCTATAACCTCTGCTTGATCCAGCACGTCTAGGTTCAGATATAAATGTGCCAGGTAAGTTTTCCTCACCCATTTCATTAATAACAACTAGTGCCGCTTCTCCTAGTGTATTGTTTTCTACACTCCAATATATTTCAGATTCAGGTGCTCCTGATTGTATTTCAGTAAGCATTCCACGTAATATTCTTATTTGCTCTTGTATAGGAGTTTTATTGTGCATCCACTCTCCTACTTGTCGCATACCAGGAAGCTCGTATATTTGTATTGCGCTGTTGTCGCCACCTGTACCCAAACTTGGATCCAATCCAGCAATATAAGTTTTTCCATTTTGGAATGGCCTATACCAACGTACTTGTCCAGTTTTCTTGAGTACATCTTTAGTTTCCATTAACGATAACTTTACACTGTCAATAAGTGTTTCATCAAAGGCAATGAATTCATTTAGGTGTTCACGACGGAATCGCTCCTCACCAATTTTACCTGTTTCTTCATCTGCCCATTTTTGGTCACGGTCTGGATGATGTTTCCAATCAGCACTGTATGCTTTAAACCCATTTTTACCAGTTTCTTTTTCATTACCATATGCGTCAGTTGTCTTTAGTGCTTCTCGCCAAATACGAGCAAATTGGTCATCGTCTTGGTTTGGTGTACTTGTAATAATACATTTACCACCTGTACTAAGTGTTGGTGACAATGCTGTCCAGAATTCACGAGCAATAGTAGGTCTTACAAACGCAAACTCGTCTAAGTACGCTAACGATATACTTAAACCACGTCCAGTATTGTCTGTAGTTGCTTGAGCAATAATACGGCTACCATTGTCAAACTCTAGTGATCCTTTATTATATGCTGTAACACCAGCACGTATAAAGTTTGGTAAAAGTTCGTAAGCAAAACGTATACGCTGCATAATCTCTTGTGCGCCACTATACTTGTGCGCCGCAATTAGAATAGTTTGGTCTGGAATAAACATACTATACCACAGCAAGTATGCGCCCGCCGCAGTTGATTTACCCATCTGTCTACTAATAAGAGCAATACTGTATCTGTGATTGTGATACGAATTTAATAGTTCTCTTTGGTAATCAAACAACTCAAATTTAAGTCTACCCTTGGTAGGGTGTTGAATCCAAACATATTCAGTTATAAAGTACTGCGGATCCATAGCACATTTAGCAAGTTCTTGTAACTCATGCGTTGTGTATTTTTCTTTTGTGTACGGGGTTTTAGTTAATTTTGTATCTACTGACATACTAATACTTATGTTAAGTTAAAAAGGGGAAGCGACAAATTGTTTTGTCAGCTTCCCCAAATGTAAACCTTAAGCCTGTAATTAAGGGTTGTATATTATATACCCGCTAGTTTGCGCAAGTAATCTAATTCTTCGTGTGCGTGTGTATGCGCATCATTATTGCATTCACATCCTGTTTCTGGTTGGCCAATTGTACATCCACAATCTTCACATGTTGCTGTTGCTTCTTCGCCTAAGCCTTCGCCCATTCTTGACAACGCATCTTGAATAACATCTGCGTCTAAGGCAGTTAATAGTTCGTGCATTACTTTTTCAATACCATGTTGTTCGATCATATCGTATACTGGTTTTGTATAATAGCCGCCTGCTTCGTTAGTTTTAGCTCTAGCGTTAGCTCTTTCTTCAGCAGCACATTCATCACATGTATCAATTTCACCATCAGTTTCGTCTTTCATGTATTCACAATCTGAACAACCTTTGGTTTCTTCTCCTAATTCATCTCTACCCCATACAAACTTACCATCTGCGCCAGGTTTCATACGCTTAATAATCTCCGCATTTTTACCTAGTCCATCATTTTTACGATCATCTGCTTTTTTTTGATAAAATGGATTATCTGCATGTGTATATGAACTATCGCCTGATACTTTACGTACTGCGTCTTGTGGCATTGAAGCATTGCTTTTACCTACTTTAATAGCGTTTGCTGTACTTGCTACTGCATTGTAACGATCTTGATAGTTTTCTACATATACTTCTACCATGTCATCGCCATTACGTAGTCCGCCTTTTTTAACTTTTACGTTTTCTTTGCCGTATTCTTTCATAGCTTTTGCTGGAGACATTGATGTTTGTTTCCAACTCTTTTCGCCTTCTTTTAAATATTCAGTAAATGTTTTCATTATTCTAGTCCTGCTAATTTTTTCATATATTCAATAGCTTCACCAAATCCACTATCACGACCAATACGACTATCTAAGTCACGTGCTACTTGATCTCTAACATCTGTATCGCCTGCTTCAGCAAAATTATCGTTATCATCTGCTAAGTTCATTAAGTCTGACATAGCGGCATCAATAGCACGCTCTGGACTATCAAATTCACCTGCTTCGTGTCTTTTAACAATATCGTCTACAACTTCAGCAACTTCAGCATTGCCTTCGTCACTAAACATACCGTATTCACGGTTGCTATCATACTCGCCACGTGATGGGTTGTAGTCTGGTGCGCCTGCTTCTTGTACGTCTTCGTTCATGCTTTTCCACATTTCGTCACATTCTTCTTTGCTAACGCCTTGTGCCATATACTCTTGACAAAAATCATCATGGTCCATGTTTTCAGCATCGTCCATCATTTTGTCTTTCATGCCGCCTTCATTTATTGACTCTTCCATGGTTGCTTCTGTATGTGCTTCACGCATTGCTCCCATTAATTCTTCAAAAGCAGATCTTACATCTCCTAAATCACAATCATCGCCACAAGCTGCTTCTAGCTTGCCGCCATCACGGAATACACTATTAAGTTCTTTTAGTTTATCCATTGCTCCATTAAATGTATTATCTATTTTTGAATGTGCCATATTAAATACCTGCGTTTCTTCTAAGTACTGCTAGTTCACTGTCTATGCTATCTGATAGTTTGTGTGCTGTATCTTTTTTCATTGTAGTTTTATGTGTCTTACCACCAAACTCAAAACTGTCTTTACCAGATCTTGATGCTGCAGCAGCCGCTTGATTAAAAGCATTTTCGTCAATATCATCTTCTTCAACTTTTGCTTCGTCTACTTTATCATCGTCGTCTTTTTCCCATGGTGCTTTTTTAAGAGATACTTTTTTTCTTTTCTCGCCACGCTCTGGTTCGTCTGCTTTATCAAAAGCACGTCTTATTGCTTTCTCATCTTCAGCACTACCTTCTTTAAATGATGCATATGCTTCACTTACACTTTCTACAGTGTGGTCTGGATACACAGTTTCATCTACACTAACATGATCGCCTTTTGCTTTCAAGTAACGGCGTAAACTTGTATCTACATCACTACCCATTGATTGCATTGGGTCGTCCATCATTTGTTCATCTGGGGCTGTTGTTGCTTGCTCGAATCCTGCGCCCTCTGCTTCTTCAACTTCTGCTGTTGTTTCAATTCTGTTAAGAAGTTCTGGGTTTACAATTCCTGCTAATTTTACTAAGTCTCTTAAATCCATTTTTTTATACCTTATATTCTTTATTTAATTCTGATTTAGGTAAGTTCTTAACAAAGTTTGAAACAAATTCATTTCCAAAGTTGTCTTTATGTTCTACTTTTTCAGCTTCGCTATAATCAGCATCTGCTAATACACTTTTGCTTTCATCATCAGTAGCGTTCTCTAAATCCTCTTCTTCGTCGATAAACTCACCTTCATTATATACTCTAATTGCTCCAATACTAATACCAGTTGACGCCGCAACTTCTTCTTGCATTACATTTGGAGTACATGGTAGGTGTGTTACGATTTCCAAAGTAGACACTGCGCTCGGGCCAATGTCACCAAACCCGGCTGGGCTTCTTTGAATAATACTAGTCTTAGGTGCGCTTACGCTCTCTACATTGTATCTTGCTAAGTGCTTCTCTAATTTATCTAGTTGATCATCTGACATTTCAGCCACAGTACGTAGTCTGAAGTTGTATGTTTTCTCAGATTCTGCCAAATATTGCTTTAAACTTTTCATAATATTATCCTATCTTATAGTTATTTATCACCGTTCTTAGATTCTGCCACTTTTGCCATAATGTCGTTAATAAGGCTAGAACGGTCAAATTCTTCAGCAGCTCCTTCAATAGGACCGCCATCAATCGGGGTGTCATTGAGCTTGGCAATTTGCATTTCAACTTTCTTTTCTTCTAAATCAAGTTTACGTTTGCGCATTTGCATCTCAATCATCTTTAATTTTTTGTCCATCTTTGCTGTTTTAGCTGTAATGGCATTTGTCATCATTTTACTTGCGCTATCAAACACTGGAGCAGCATGTCTGTCTTCTACGTTTTGTCCAAGATCCATAAGATCTTTAAACGCATCCATTGCTTGTTGAGCATACTCATCCATGTCTTTATCAAGTGACTCTAAATCACGCACTGCTGGTAATGCTTGGTCAATTTTATCAGCAGTGTCTAATGCTTGTTGCATTGATTCTAAATCAAACCCAGTTTCTTCTGCTGTAGTTTGTGCTGGCGTTTCTGGACTAGCCATGTTAAAAACTTCTTCAATTTTTTTACTCATTTTTTTCTCTTCTTTGTTTTCTTAGGATTATTAAAAAGTTCATTCTCAGTTAGCACTCTAAATCCTACGCCTTGTTTTGAAGCAAATAACTTTGCGGCTTGCCATTTAGCTTCGTTTACTACTGCGGCGGCTTTTTGAGCTGGACTTCTAGCATTGCCAAGTATTTGTCCAGCAGGCTTAATTTCTATAAACTCAGCATGTCTTTTTTTGTTTACATCTTCATACACTATAAAAAAGTCTGGCACATACATTGTTTGCTTATTTTTAACTGGATGAAAATATGGTATGCGATGACTTTCACTTGCCCAGGCTACTACACTAGGATGTGTATCACAAAATCTCATAAATTTTAATTCCCATCCACTACGATATCTCGGTGAATGTTTACCAATATACCTAGATAAATTTCTAGGTGTGAATATTCCTTGTTGAAACTTAGATGCCATTATATACGTATTTATGTTTAATTAAAAGTTTTCAAAAGCAACGTGTTCTGGTTGAAATTGTGCTGTAAAAGTAACTGGTGCGCTGTCTGAATAGTCTAGTCTATCATGAGTAACATTTGTCATCATACAGTTAGACATAATAATCCTTCGTCCACGACCATCACCAGCAGCTGCTGGAGTATTTGGTGGACCAGCAAAAACTGATTCACGTGTGTCAGTAGTAGTTATAATAATTCTATTAAAGAAAAATCTACCTAACGAATTTATTGCGTTAAGACCGCTTGGTGTATTAATTACACCAGTAGTAGCATTTGAAGCAAACGGAGATTTAAGTTTACTTAATCCTTGTGAGTAATAATAAGAAGCATAAGAAGTAAGTAAATTTTGAAAGTGACCATCAACAGTATCATAAAATGTTATTGATGATGGTGAAATTTCCTGTCTAGTTGTCACAAATCTTTGATGATTGTATTGATTTAATCGTGTTACATTGTATTGATAGTCAGGCAGTTCAACTCCTGATACTCTATCAAATACAAATGATTTTCCATAACTTTCATCAGATAGTGTAGCAGCATCGTCAATTTCCATAAACACAGAAAAGTTAAATTTCTGTCTTGGCTTCTTGAACATTACGAGATCGTCGACTCCGTAAATCGATGCTGCTGCATTAAGTGGACCAGTGCTAGAGGTTATTCCCATTAGTTATTAGCCTGTTGCGTTAACTAATGTGTTGTCTACTGTGCCGCCTGTAAGTGTGGCGTTTCCAGCAGCGTCATAAATCTCTGCGTTGTCGTATTGAATTTGTACTGTAACTTGTACTTGGTCACTTGCGCTATATGCCATATCGCCATACTGAATGTTTGTGATGTAGCAACCGCTAAGTTCAAACTTGTCTAGTACACCTGGTGTTGGATTTGCTCCGTCAAGTGTTTCTATTGAAGTTGAAAATTTATAACCAGCACCTGCTCTTACACTACTTTGGTTAGCGTGGTCTACTTGTCTGTTAAGTTGGTTATTTAATTCTCTTAGTGTAACGCCATCAATGTCGTCACGTAATACAATACTTACAGGTTCCCATGTGTGTTTGCCTGCTAAGTAAATTCTACTATTGTACGCATCTACTGGGATTTGTTCGTGTGTTAATCCAGGTCTGCTTGTACTAATAACGTTTCTTGTTGGGGTAGCACTAAAGCCTTCACCCTCAAAAGTAACTCTGAAACGGTACTGTAGTTTTGGCATAATAGTAGTGGTGTTTCCTGAATTGTCTGGAACACCTAGTGTTGTTAATACTGCCATGTTAGTCTCCTCTATACTAGCTAATACTATTTATAAGAAATCAGTGAAAAAAAATGGACGCACTAGGCGCCCATTAAGTTTGTAGTTATTTTAGTCTTTTTATGCGTTAGACAGTGTACCACTGTTAACGATACGGATTGGAATGTAAATAAATTCTACTGATTTAGTTGGCTCAATTGCCACATCAATATATAATTCGTTACGGTCAATACGTGCTGGTGTGTTGTTGCTTGTATCACACACAACAGCAAAGTCTGTTACACCTCTGCGGCTTAAAATATCTGCCAAGAAACGTTCAAACACTTGTGCTGCTCTTGCTCTAGTCTGTGTATCGTTTTGTTCAAACAAGAATGGTCTAGCAATCTCATCAAAACGTTCACGTAAGTAAGCCACCAAGCGAGCAACGTTAACACGGTCAAGTGCTGTTGTTGTACTTGCTAATGTTTTCTGTCCAAATATAACTGTACCTTGTCCAATAAATGTTGTAATTGGATTTAGTTTGTTTTGATACATTTCATCACGTTGTCCTTGTGTAAGGCTAATTGCTTTAAACTCATTCTCACTAGTAATGTAACCAACTGAGCTTGCGTTTTGTACAACACCACGTGTTAATCCTGCTGGAGCAAACCATGGGAAACTAATGTTGTCGTTATAAGCAAATGTGTATAGTGCCATGTGACTTGCTGGAACAACTACTGTTTTACCTGTAACTGGCTCTGTTGAGTTGCCTGATGGATAGTATGCGGCACTGTAAGTATTATTTGTTACTAAGCCATCTTCTCCATTTTCAGTAGCAACGTTACTATTTTTAACCCAACTAATTGCTTCAGTTGCAGTTTTGCGCATTGGTGTATCAATAATAATAAATGCTGTTTCACCACGGTCACTGTTTAGTGTTACTAATTCGTCTGTTAGTTCAGGATAGTTAGGTGCTGCTAGTAAACTATATGCGTACTGCTCTTCACGTAAATCTGCTCCTGCTACTACTGCTTGCATGCCAGCCGCTACAACTTTACGTTGAGCAAATCTACCAAATGCGCCACTGCCATCTGAATGATTAGTTGCCGCATTTCTCCATGCTGTGCCGTTCCAACTACGTACTGTATTTCTACTTTGTGCCATATTAACTACAAGCATTCCATCTGGATAAATTGTCGCATCTGGAGCACCTGCAATACCAGCACCGCCGCCGAAAGTGTCGTCAATGTCAGCAAACAATACACCGTTTGCGCTTGTTTGGTCACTATTTGAATGTTTAACCCAAGCAGAACCATTATGCTGATAAATTTTAGGATAGTCACGGGCATTAGCACCGCTTGCTAATGTTGTGTCGACCCAAACATCACCATCCGCTAATGCGGCGCCTAAGGTGTCTGTTGTTGGTGCTGTTGTGCTATATTGTACATCAGCTGCTGCGGTCCATGCAGAACCATTACTAGTATAAATGTCTAAACTATCAACTGTGTTATCAAACCAATATTGACCAGTTGATGCTGTTGCTGTTGGTGCTGCAATTTGTGCTAATAATGAAGAAGCTAATGCCAACGGTGCGCCTGCGCCGCTTACTACTAAGATATCAATTTGATCTACTGCTTCACCTAAAAGTATACCGCCTGCTGTGGCACTTGATGTTAGTGCTGTTGCGCTTGCGCCATCTTGTGGTACAAATGTAGTAATATCAGCATTATCTGAACCATCACTTACACCTACTACTGATTGTGGATTCCATGCTGTAGTAAATTTACTAATAGCAATACTTACACCGTTACCTGGGCTTGTTGTTTTAACCCAAACATCGCCATTACTTGGTCCTACTGGTACGCTATAGTGTGGTGCTAGTGTTGCGCCTGCTGTTACCCATGCCGCTCCACTTTCTTTATAATATTCAATACTATTACTTAAAGTTGAAACTACGACGTGATATCCGCCAGTTACAACTGCTGCCGCTGGTGCTGTGCCTGCCGCTGTACTAATTACTTCTACTGTTGGTAGTTTGTTTTCCCATAGTCCACTTGTACTGTTATATACGTGGATACCATACTTACTAGCGTCTGTGTCTAACCAGTATGTATTTGCTGTTGAAAATGTACTTGTTGGTTGAATTGTTGTTGAATCTAATTCTGCTAGGTCAATATTAGCACGAACGATAAAGGCTCGTGATCCTTGTCCTAGATAACTGTATGCGGCTAATAAGCCGTATTCACTTGTTTCGCTACCTTGTACAATAGCTGTTCCGCTTGTAGTGAATGTTGGATTACCAAAATATTGTGTAAGCTCACGCTGTGATGTAACTGAAATTACATTACCAGCTTGTGTTGCTTTTGTAAATTTTGCGATACCATCTGATTCACTACCAGTTGGATCTGTTTTATTTTCTCTTGTTGCTACAACAATTAGTGGTACTGTTCCGTTTCCGGCGGCGCCATATGCGCTTTCATCAGTTACACTAACCTGTACACCTGGTGATACTAAAGCCATTTTATTCTCCTCTGGTCATATCTATCGATGTTAGTATTTATTAGAATAGCTATATATCAGGGGGGAAACAGGGGTTAACTACGTAGTTATTTAATTAATTAGCACTATATGAGTCAATATGTGAGATAAGAGCATGTACATTAAACTCAAGATCTTTTAGTGTACCATTGTTACAAATAGTAAAGTCTGACATCCACTGTTCTAAACTCATACTATTTTTATTCTCTGGAGGTAAATGATCACTACGGTCAACCCAAATACAGTAATCAAACACACCTGTATTTTTCATGGCATGGAATTCTTTTTTGTTTCTTAGCCCACAATAGATGTCATAAGCGTTAAACATTTCTCTACCTAGTGTAGCAGGATCCGGTACATTGTAATCACAGATAGCTTCATACCACTCTTGTCTGTGGTTATGTCGGTCAGCATAACATTCTTCTTCAGATTTATATCCATACTTGTCTTTAAGATCGTTGTATATAAATTGTAGACTACAAAATTTTGAACTGCTTTCAAAACTGTATCCATACGTGTCTCTGAGTATCTCACAGACAGTATCTTTGCCATGGCGTCCATGACCTATTACTAGTAATTTTAATTTCATGTTTATATAATAGCAAACCTAGTTGTAGTTGTCAACCGATAATTATACCTAAGCCAGCTTGGCCATCAGTATAAGTTTTAAGTTCATCATCTAGTTTGTCAATTGCCATTTGCGCATCACTACGCAATGCGTCAGCATTAAGACTAGTACCACCTTGTGGACCAGCAATAGTATTAAACTTACCACGAGCTTCTGCTAACATTAGTTTACTATATGCTAGTGCCAATTCTTTAATCCATGGCATGGCATATGTATCACTTAGTAATTCTTCTTCACTGCGCTGTTTATAAGTGTGTAAGTATACAGTGTCAGCGGCTTTAGTTCTGCGATGAATTGTTATTTTTTTACTAACAGTATTCCAAGTAAACAATAACTCTTTACCAAAAATACGACCAAGTGTTTCACGATGTTGTGATAAAGCATCAAATGTTGCTAGTCCGCCAGCTCTACCGCCGTGTAACAAATAGTTGTTTAAATATGCTGCTTCGAATGGTTCCATATCAGCACCACCACTACCATTAAGTGTGCCACTTGCTCGTCTGTAAATGGTATAAACATCTATAACTTCATCAGGTAAAGTATAGTCAGCAACATCAATTACTAAGTCTAATGTAATGAAGCTTTCTTCGACAGCGTTTTCACTACGCTGTCTATATTTTTCTAATGCCTTGCGAATGGAAAGATCGTAGTGCTCTGGGTCGAGCTCTACGTCTACCATTTGTCCGCCTAAGCGAAGTTCGATTTCTTTAATTAATTCATCACGTTTTGCCATGTAAGTATTTATACTATTTGAAGGCTTTTAGTAAAATAGTATCTTCATTAATCCTACCGTTCATTTTAATATCAGTAGTTTTCAGATATCCGAACTGTGTTTTAAGTTTATGATGTGTTACCTTTTTCCACTGTGGCAATATTTCACTTGGCTTACGTACTGTTTTTTGTCGGCTTGTCTTCTCATCAAAGAACTGAAGTGTAGTACCTTTAACTTGTAGTGTAGCTTCGTGTTGCGCATAGTAGATACCAAGTTTACGTGTTTTAGTATTAAACACAACTAGCGCACTAGCACCAATGATGTCTTGTGGAGGAATACTGCTAATACCGTAGTCTGGATCACTTGGCTTAAACTTCATCTTCTTAACTAAATCAACAGCACTTTTTTGTTTAGGCTTACGCACAGCTCTTGTTTGTTTCTTCTCAGCACGTAAAATGTCAAGTGCTTGAAAGATACGTTGGTAAAAACCATGTAGCTCTTTCTTTTCTTTTGTACTCAAGTGATTAAAACCTTCAGCAAGTTGCTGTTGCATATCGTCTTGTTTTTTAGGAGCAGGCAAGTTAATAAGTTCTTCTAGCTCTTGATACGCACCTTCATAAAACTGCTGAATAAATCGAGCATGTCCTAGATTAACTTCTAACTTGCGGAATAGTTGTAGAGGTTGCTTGTCTTTAAGTGGATTCTTTTTAGGATCACGAAGCCAATCATCTGCCCATTGATCAATCTCTTCCATTTTATCAATGGTTGCTTCTTGAAGTCTTTCCTGAATTGTAGGAACATACTTTACTTTTTTTGTAGTTAATTCAATCTTTTTAAGCTCAACAATCTGACGTCCTTCTTCTGCTAGACTCTTGATCCACGCATCTAGTTTACCTACATAATCAGGATGAATTTTATCTGGAGCATTTTCTTCAATAAATGCGGCTGTTGCCCAATGGCTTTTACCACCAACTTTGTGGTCTGGTAACTTATTAATAGCTACTTGTACTTCTTTATCGTAGTTTTTCTTAATATAGTTCTTAACTTGATTTAACCACTCTTTTGACTCCATCATATAATGAATATGATATTGTGCTGTATGCCAATCCTTTGTAGGAACCATATCCCAAGCGCCTTTGCGTCTTGTAGCACGTACTGTTTTTTTCTTACGAGTTGATGTTTTAGCCATGTTATTCTCCTGAACTATATTGCCGTTACTTATAAACAATACACTATTTAAAAACCTTTGTCAAGCCATAAATATACGTATGCCACGTTTAACATTATATAAACCAACTAAAACTAACGATTTTCACTTTATGGATCGCCAGATCCGTGAGCAATTTTGGATTGGAGGCACAGGAGTTAACGTACACAAGTATGTAGGGCCAGCCGCACAGCCCAATCAAAATGATCCATCACAGCCCAATTATATTGACGGACGTGAAGTGGATCCACTCAGTGGAGATTTTATTAATGTAGATAGTCTCATTAATGAAACTAAAATACAAGACTTATTATTCTTGGAAAACAGAGATAGAAAATACGATCCAGACATTTACGATCTGCGTGGTATATATAATGTACAAGACAATGATTTTGACCTAACACAATTTGGTATGTTTTTAGCAAACGATCAATTTTATATGACATTCCATACTAATGATATGGTTGAATTACTTGGAAGAAAACTATTACCTGGTGATGTACTAGAATTACCTCACTTACGTGATGATTTGTTATTAGATGCTAATAAAGCACCTATAAGCAAGTATTATGTAGTAGCAGACGGCAACCGTGGTGCTGAAGGATTTAGTCAAACTTGGTATAGTCATATTTGGAGAGTAAAACTTAATCCACTTACAGACTCACAAGAGTTTAATGATATACTTGGCAATGCCAGTGACAGTGCTACAGTAAATTACGATATAAGCACATATAAGTCAGAGTTTAATGTTAGTGATGCGATTGTAGCAAGTGCTGCGCAAGATGATCCAGATGGTACAAGTTTACTAGATCATTTATATGGTTTTGAACACGCAACTGCTGGTGGTGTTGTAATACAAGATAATACATATAACCATGGCGAAACAATAGCAAGTGGCAGTGCTTTTCCAGCAGATGCCAATGAAGGCGAATATTTTATTAGAACAGACTTTAGTCCGAACCGTATGTTTGTGAGAAGAGGTTCTAAGTGGAACAGAAGTTACGACAACGTAACTGACAAGACTTGGGTAGACCGTACATATAACGCAAGTGATTATATTACAGAAGATGCCAAGTCAATGGTAAACGATGAAGAATTTAATAGGAAGCAAGCAATAAGTGATGTCATTATGCCACGTCCAGACAATAAAGTTAATAGCGAATATGTTGAAGACGGGTATACGGATGACGATTACGTGCTGTAAGGATAAAAAACATGGCAATAACTAAAAGACTAGTAAAAGGTAGCGCATTAACGCATACAGAGTTAGATAGTAACTTCACCGATTTAGATGGTCGAGTAACTACTCTCGAAAGTACACCAGGTAGTGACAGTCAAACATTAACATTAGCAGGTGATGATTTAACTATTACCGGCGGCAACACTGTTAGTTTAAGTACATTAAGCACAGAGGTAGTTGATGATACATCACCACAACTTGGTGGCAATTTAGATTTAAATGGCAACGAGATTACTGGTAGCGGTGGTTCTGCGATATCAGAGGTATTAAACGTATTAACACTAGTGGGTGGTAATAATGGTATCATTATGCGTACAACAACTGGCGCAGGTAAAATTGTAATTGGCGACCAAGCAGGTTCCGTTGTACTTGGTAACTCTGCCAATTCAATAGAATTTGTAGACAATGTAGATGTTGACTTTACAAATACTAATGTTGACTTTACTAGCGCAACTGTAACAGGATTAACAGTATCACAAAGCATCGATAGTTTAACTGATGTAGATACAAGCACTACACCACCAGGTGTTGGTCAAGTACTTAAATGGGATGGCGCACAGTGGGAGCCAGCAAACGATTCATCTGGAAGCGGCGGAATTACATTAACAGCATTAAGTGTAACAAGTGCTAGTGCTAGTGCTAGTTCAAGTTTAGTTTATAACAATACAACTGGAGTATTCACATATACTCCTGCTCTTAATACTTGGGCATCTATTACTGGAAAAGATGACGCAAATGGTCCAAATGAGGTTACTATTGGAAGACTTGCAGGTTCAGGCGGCGACAGTTCAGTAGCAGTTGGCCAACTTGCAGGCGAGACATCTCAAGGTGATTATTCATCAGCATTTGGTCCCCTCGCAGGCCGGACAAATCAAGGTTCAAACTCAGTTGCGATTGGTAACCAAGCTGGGTTAAGTAACCAAGGTGACTACGCAGTAGGAATAGGTACCTTGGCAGGAGTGCTCACCCAAGGCGAGCGTGGAATAGCAATTGGTTATGAATCTGGCAGATCAAGCCAAGGCGCAGACTCAATAGCAATTGGTACGAAAGCTGGCAGAGGATCCCAAGGCAACAACTCAATTGTACTTAATGCGACTGGGGTAACTTTGGAAAACACAACAGCAAGTAGTTTAGTAATTAAGCCAATTAGAAATGCAAGTGGTACACATAGCATGGAATACAACCCAACTACAGGTGAAGTTACATATGACACACTTGGTGGCGGCGGTGGTGGTGGTATTGATTTAACAGCATTAAGTGTAACAAGTACTAGTGCTAGTGCTAGTCCAAGTTTAGTTTATAACAATACAACTGGAGTATTCACATATACCCCACCTAATTTAACAGAGCTAGGAAGCAATTTAGACCTAAACAGCAATGATATTACTGGAACAGGAAATATTAATATTATTGGTTCGATTACATCAACTGCGGTAGGTACACCAACTATTACTAGTAGCACTGATATCATTCTTTCAGCTAACAGTGGAAGTGGAATAGTTAATGCTAGTGGAAGTAAAATTACAAACTTAGGTACACCAGTAGCGGGAACAGATGCTGCAACTAAAGCGTATGTTGATGCTAACGGAGGAGGATCATTGTCGTGGGCAACTTTAGCTGATAAAAATAATGCCAGCGGACCTACTAAAATAGCATTAGGACTAGACGCCGGTTCAGTAACTCAAGGTCTCAACACCATAGCAATTGGTGAAACTGCTGGCCAAACTAATCAAGGCGTCTCCGCCGTAGCAATTGGCACTGGTGCGGCTACAACCGATCAAGGCGGTGCCGCAATAGCAATTGGCAACGGCACTGCGGTTACTAATCAAGGTGCAAGCGCAGTAGCAATTGGTAATGTGGCTGCCTTAGCTGGACAAGGCGACAACGCAATAGCGATTGGGAACAGGGCAGGCGGATTTGTAAATCCGCAAGCAGCAACTTCGATTATATTAAACGCAACTGGTGCCCAATTAGAAAATACAACAGCAGATAGTTTTGTAGTTAAGCCAGTACGTAATGCTAGTGGTACACATAGTATGGAATACAATCCAACTACAGGTGAAGTTACATATGACACACTTGCTAGTGGTGGCTTACCTAGCAGATCCCCTCCAATCGGCGCAACAAGCAGTTTAGCTGATGCCGCACAAGCAGACTTGGATATTACAGGATTCAAATCATACACATTAATGGCTATCACAACAGACAAAGCGGCCCGTGTAAGATTGTATGTGAATGCTGCAACAAGAACAGCAGATGCGGCAAGGGCAGAGGGTATTGATCCAACATCAGACGCAGGTGTTATTGCTGAAGTAATTACCACAGGCGCAGAAACTGTTATTATTAGTCCAGGTGCTATTGGATTTAACTTAGAAAGTTCGCCAACTACAAATATACCATGTAGAGTTACAAACAAAAGCGGTAGCACAGGTACTGTACAAGTAGGCTTAACCATACTACAACTGGAGGCGTAACATGGAATTGTTCCAAGTAACACTAAAGCATGGCGAAGACATTAATGCTTTCTATGAGGATATGGAAACACCAGGTGGTGCTCTAACTATTCCAGATCGTAAAGTAGAGTGTGCCGCAAGACGCCCAACTTCAAGAACCACAGGCTATATGCTTACTATGGAAGAAGCAATGGAAGTAGCTGATGACGACAGAGTTGAACAAGTTATACCACAAAGTGTTTTAGATAGAAACATAGATAAACCAGCAAGTACTTTCACAGGCAGGTTTGACAAAGGTGTTCCAAGCGGTTCAGCGCCGTTTACAAAAGCAAATGGTCAAACAGGAATGAAGTATACTGTTGATCACAAAAATTGGGGCATACTAAGACACAGTGAAGGCGCAAACAGAACCAATTGGGGATCAAATGCTTCATTATCAGATAGATATGTTGATGACAGTGTAACATATTCAGCAAGTGGTAAAAATGTAGACATTGTTATTGTTGAAATAAAAACATTAAGCGACCACGCAGACTATTCAAGTAGAGTAGTGGACTACAACTGGGGTCAACACTACAACACAATCACAGGTGGTACTAACTATACATACAGCAACGCAGACGCTCGTGACAACTATGGCGCAGAAGACAAACATCCCACAGCAGTCACAAGTTATGCGGCAGGCACACTATACGGACTTGCCAATGATGCAAACATATACATGTTTGACAAGACTTACGAAAAATCAAAGTCAGGCGGCAGTAGTGATGATAGAACTTATGCCTACATCAGAGAGTTTCACGCAAACAAAAGTATAAATCCAGCAACAGGTAGAAAAAATCCTACTATTGTTAATATTAGTTTGGGAACACAGACCCTAGTAGGCGGCGGGGCCGCTTTAATTCACTTCCAGGGTGTAACTACAGACAACGGCACAGGCAATGATCTATTAGCCGCAGAACTAAATGCAAGAGGTATATATGCAAGTGATCCTGAGTGGACAGACAATCAACAATTTAGTGTAAATTCGCAAGTCCTACTAAGTGATATGCAAGATGCTATAACAGATGGAATTATTATTGTAGCATCGGCAGGCAACGAAAACAGATACACTGATGTGTCAGATGGCGACAACTACGATAACTATATTGTTAGTGAGGGGGCATATTTCTTTAAAGATTACTACTTTGGCGGTAATTATCCATTTAGATATTACTATCATCGTGGCTCCACTTATACGTTCAATGGTGCTATTTGTGTAGGTGCGTTAGGAGTTAACACAAATCAAGGCAAAGCAGGTTTCAGCAGTTGGGGACCAGGTGTCGATGTATATGCCGCAGGAGTTGGTTGTTTTGGCGCAGGAGAAAGTAGCAATATTATGTTTGGTGTTCCGTATCCAGGACAAGAAGCAAATACATCAAACTGGGACACAGTACAGTCTGGATCAGGAACAAGTTATAGTGCGCCGTTCGTAACAGGTATGTTAGCTTGTTTAGCAGAAATATATCCTAACCTTACACACGCACAAGCAAGAACATATTTACACGACAATGCTGTAACAGGATTAATGGTAGACACAGCAGACGCAATAGATGTAGACACAGACACAAGAACAAGCATAGACGGTAGCAGCATTGATAGAATAGCATTGTGGAAGAATCACAGAGCCACATCAGGCAATATGGCGTTCAACACATATAACAAAGATGTTAACAATAAGCCTACAACTGGTGCTATCTATCCTCGTACAAGAATACGCAAGCGTGGGTAAATAGTAGTATGACAAATATAACCGCAGTACCATACTTTTATGACAAACAATTTAGACGCTATATTCAGCAATTTATTCGTATCTTTGCGGGCTTTCAGTATGTTAAAGGATACACTGAGCAAGGCGAGCCAGTGTATCATACAACACCCGTTCGTTATGGTGATATTAGTCGTATGGCGGCACATATACAAAGAGAGAACAGTGAGAATACATTAAGCACTGTGCCTTTTATTAGTTGTTATGTTACTGATTTACAACCAGATGTAAACAAACGAGTGTTTCCTCAGTTTGAAGAAAAAATGACTGTTATTGAAAAAGAGTATAATACTACTACTAACAGTTATCAAAATAAACAAGGCAGTGTGTACACAGTAGAACGTCATATGCCAGTACCTTATACGTTAAGAATGCAAACTGACATATGGACAAGTAACACAGATCAAAAAATGCAAATGCTAGAACAAATACTAGTATTGTTTAATCCAAGTCTCAACATACACACAACAAACAACCCACTAGACTGGAGTAGTTTAAGTGTTGTTGAACTTGTTAATACACAGTGGACAAACCGTGGTATACCCAGTGGTGTTGATGATATAATTGATATTAGTACTTTAACATTTGAGTTACCAATCTTAATTAATCCTCCAGCAAAGGTAAACAAAAGTAGTATGATTCATACTATCATTACTAACTTACATGAAGTTGCTACTGGAGATGCTGATAGTATCAAGGTGTTAAATGATATTAATGCTATCACTACTAGCTATACAGTAGTAGCAGTTGATAATAAAGTAAAACTAGATGTATCAGGCGGAGTAGCAACAGCACAAATACTAGGTAAAACTGGTGCTGTTGAAGCTGGGCTAAGATGGGATACTATTTTTAAACAATACGGTGCTGAACTCAGAGAAGGCACTAGTCAAATAAGATTTAAACAAACAGACGATCCTGGAGATATGACTACTGATATTATTGGTAAACTTAATGGTGACAGTTCATCAGATACATTAACAGTAACATTAGATAATAGTACTATAACCGCAGATTCACAAACGGCAGTAGATGCTGTAATTGATCCACAAACAAGTTATCCAGGCGATGGAACATTAACTGCTGCTGTGTCTGGCGACCGTTACCTTATACTTAATGACGTACCTAGTGGCGGCTCTTGGGGTACTATATCTGCTAAGAAGAACGACATTATCAGCTATAATGGCACTACATGGAGTGTCTCTTTTGACGCCAGCACTGTTAGTACTACCGAGCATACAACAAACACAACTACTATGGATAAACTTAAATGGAATGGTTCACAATGGGTCAACGCATACGAAGGTACATACAATAGTGGTTTTTGGAGAATATACTTATAATGCTAACAGCTAGTGGTTGTTGCTTTTTAGCTCTCAATACAGGACGGTTAATGCTACAACAACGTAGTAAGACAGTAAGCCATCCACTTACTTGGAGTTTTTGGGGCGGTAAGTCTGAGAAAAAAGAACGCCCTATAGAAACATTGCTACGTGAATGTAATGAAGAAATGGGCGACTTACCTGATATTGAAAAGGTATATCCCATACACACATTTGTAAGTAATGACAAAAATTTTACTTACCATACATACTGTGTTACTGTATTTGAAGAATTTATCCCAGTTACTAATAATGAAACAGCAGGCTATGCTTGGGTAGAAGTAGACGCATGGCCTAAACCACTACATCGTGGTGCTCGTGTAGTACTGGAAAAGGCAGACATGGTTGATAAAATTGTCGCTATATGGGAAAGACAACGCTATAAAGAAGACTTGCCCAATTGGCTTGATAGTTTTTGATACTCATCACTATCCTCACCATAAATTTTCTTAACACGAATCATACGTTTGTTTGATAACTGTGTTTTTTCATCTGATGATTTTGTATTCCATTCAGTAAACCTTTTTAGTATGTGATCCCAATTAACAAACGTATCATAATCAAATTTTGGATTTAGTATATCAATTTCAGCTTGTTGTACACCAGCCTTAATTAAAGTGTTTACTCTTGAAGGTTCTAATCCAGTATATGCTGTAAGAATTTTATTTTTCTTCTTTTTAATATTGTTATCATTACCGTGCTGTACATGCAAACATGTATAATATGCGTTAGCCCATGCTTTAAATGGATCTATAGTGTCATTGACATGCCCAATTGTTTCTTTAGCAATCTCAATATTACAAGGAATACTTACTTTTGATTTAATAAATTTTTTAATATAATCTATATTAAGTAGTAATACTGAATCATCTGCATATGTTAGTCCAGTACTTTGGTGTGCTACAGGAAATTTAACTATATCAGCATCTCCCAATGGATAATTTAGACCAGTAATATTATCAATTTTAACATCAGCATTTATTAACCAAATATGTTTATCAGTAATATCACTTAGTGATTCAAATACTTCAGTCATTGTTTTTTTATTATTAATCAGATGACATGACCGCTCAGTAATATTAGCTAATCTATATTTTTTCATAACAAACTTATCATTGAACGCATAGATATACATTGGGATTAAATTTACTTTATAAGCTGCAATTTGATTACTACGTATTACATTAAGAGGATCAGGCGAATGCGTTGGTACAAGATACAGTGCTTTCCATGATACTGGTCTTTTGCTGTGCGGATTACAACTTGGAAAAGAGTGTATACTATTTTTATTGTGCTGTTCTGGATAAAAGTTCCAGTTAAAATTAGGTTGTATATCATAATCTTTATTTTTTAACCAAACGTAAGGATAGTTATTTTTATATTTTTCTATAACTGACAAGTCTGTAACATCTGATGTTTCAATCACAGGATATCTTTTCCATTGGGAACGTGTAATACTAAATGCTGTTTTAATCATTTATATTTTCCATTTTTATTGCTATACTTCCTATATGTCCACAATTTTTACTTAGGTCAAAATCAACATATAACTTGTATTCATAATTGTGTAGTTGACTACAGAAGTATACATCTTCTCCTGTAAACGTTTCGTGCTGTTCACTCCAAGTTACCTGAAACCATGGACGTGGTATTGTCTTAAAGATACTTATGTCTATTAACATTAGTCCCATGCCAACAGCATATACTGAATGTAACCCACTGTTGTTATCCACAGTATCAAATTTATCAGATTTAAAAGCAGTATTGCGATAAGGCTTTGTTCTAGTACTGTATGTTGCAGCAACTGCCATTTTGTTGTGGTTGTTTAGTCGTTCGTATATACTTACTGGAAACAACATATCACTATCTAACCAAAGTATTTGTGTACACTTATCACTCATTGCGCTTGTTGTCAAGCGGTAACGTTGGTCAGATATTATACTGCCGTTTTCAAAATATAATTTGTAGTCTATATTATTTTTTGTTAGATGAGACGTTAGTTGTACTAAGCAATAAGCAAATCCAGTGTGTAACGTATCTCTAACCGGAACACATATACCAAGCATATTACATCATGTTTAGTGGCACAACGTCATCTTGCTGTACTGTTTTTTCAGCATTTTGTACTTCGTTGTTAAGTTGAGAAGAAATAATAGTTGCTTTACGTACACAGTCAATAAAGTAATCATTACCTAAACAAGTCATATCTTCCATTGTTTCTGTGCTTACTTTACCGGTTGCTAATAATTCAATAGCACTGCGTTTAGCTAGTCTTTCTACATAGTATTCAACTTGCTCAACATTATTTTTAAATTGTAATTCATCTGATTTATATTCTTTTTCTAAATTACTTTTAACTTTTTTTAGCATCTTGATATGGCTACGATTCTTTCTCCAGAATGGTGTAGCTTTTGTATCAGTAATATCTTGGATAACTTTCGCATACTTAGATGCGGGTGTTGAACATCTGCCCAAGACAAATGTACTATATTCAAATTCAGACATTATTTTCTCCTATGAGTTTATGGTTGTCCACCGAAACTAGAACTTAGCAAAACTGTATTGCCAGCAGTAATACCTACTTGTGTACCAAGAGCACTCATTGTTCTAGTAGTACCACTAGTAAACCCATAGTGTATTTGCACTTGGTTTATTGATATTTGACTACCTGTTGCTGGTAATGCCATAGTTTCGGTCCTGTTTCATTCTATACTACTATATTTATGTATCATTGTCAATACTATTTTATTATTATCGACTCATTAAATCCTTGACAAGTTTTTTTAGTTCGTCAATTTCTGTTTGCTGTTCTTTTACTGCTTCAATAAGCAATGCTGTTAGTTTTTCATACTGTACAGTTTTATAATCAGTACCTTTTTCAGTATTAATAGCTGCTTCTTTAACTATTTCAGGAAGTACTGCCTCAACTTCTTGTGCGCTAACACCAACTTGTGTACTATCATTATTGTATCCCAAATCTTTTGCTAGTTGATTTTCTGTAAAGTAATATCCATTTAGTTGTTTTACTTTATCCATAGCGTTTGGAATAGTACCATGGAAGTCTTTAAGTCTTTCATCTGAGTAATACGCTACCACATCACCAGCTGATCTTATTGTGCCACCAAAGTAACTTGTTACAGCATCAGCAATATAAACACCGTAAGCAGTTGTAGGCAGTACACCTGCGTAGTTACCGTAGTACAAGTATGTAGTATTTGTTTGCGCTACAGTATCGTTATTGTCGTATTGTGCTTGGAAGACATGTGAAGTACCGTAATGATCGCCTGTGCCGGCTGCTATTTCTATTTCACCGTAAACAGCACTTGCCGTAGTAACGTTGCCTGTATCTGCTATGTTAGTTGTTTTAAAGTATCCACCAATTAACGTATTAGTATCAGAAGTTGCGTTGTCGCTTTGTGCTAAGCCTTGAACTCCAAACACACTACTAACAGCGCCAGCACCACCGTTATCTTCTGCTTTAAAGTAACCACCTGTAACCTGAGAGGTTTGGCCTGTGCTTGGTGTAACTGTCGCATCAGCAAAAACGCCGTAAACCATATCAGCATCACCTGTGGAATCTACATCTAAGTAGGCTCCGTAGACTCTGTGTTCGTGATTAGTACCACCGCCTGTCGCTGTACTATTAAGGTCTATCCAAATGCCACCTTGCTCACGGTCTGCTGTAGTAACAGTTGCGCCTGAAAGGGTTGAAACGATTTCTTGAGCAAAGTAGAAGTCTTGCTCAGGGTTCGTTTGGTTTACAAGAAGACGAAGACCACCGTTGGCGTTGTTGTCTGTATCAATGGTTAGCGGACCAGTCATAGTACCGCCAGCTTTAGGTAAAGC